GGCCACGGCGCGCGCCGGCGTGTTCACCGCCCTGCGCGCCGGCAAGCCCTACGAGGCCGCGATGCGCAACGGCCTCGTCGAGGTCTCGGGCGCGATGAGCCGCCTCGTGCTGCAGGGGGGCCGCGACACGATCCAGCAGGAGGTGCTGCGCGACTCGCAGGCCCTCGGCTGGGCGCGAGTGGCGAGCGCCAACTCCTGCGCCTTCTGCGCCATGCTCGCCAGCCGCGGCCCTGTCTACAAGGAAGAGACCGTCGACTTCGAGGCCCACGACCACTGTACCTGCGGCTCGGAGCCGGTCTATGAGGGCGCTGAGTGGCCTCCCAACAGCAAGGAGTACCAGGACCTCTGGTACGAGAACCACGGCTCCTACAAGGACTTCCGCGCCGCCGTAGAGGGGCGCGCCCAGTGAGGCACGACGCGGACGCCGGCACGGCGTTCGCAGATATGAGAACCCGACACGGGGAGCAGTGACATGCCGCCGGAAGACAAGAAGCAGCCGGGCGAAGAGCCCCAGGACGACCCGCAGCCCAAGGGCGGCGAGGACGACGCCGGCGCCGCCGGCGCTTCCGATTCAGGCGACGAGGTCGCCAAGTGGAAGGCGCTCTCGCGCAAGCACGAGGCCCAGGCCAAGGCGAACGCCGCCGCGGCCAAGCGCCTCGCCGAGATCGAGGACGCCAACAAGACCGAGACGCAGAAGCTCACCGAGGCCAAGGCGGAGGCCGACAAGGCAGCCGCCAAGGCCAACGCTGAGCTCGCACGCCTGCGGGTCGCGATGCGCAAGGGCCTGACAGAGGCCCAGGCAAAGCGCCTCGTGGGCGAGACCGAGGAGGAGCTCGAGGCGGACGCCGACGAGCTGCTCGCCTCCTTCGGTCACAAGGACGCCGGCGGCGACGCCGGCAAGCCGACACGGCCGAAGGAGCGGCTGCGCTCGGGCGCGGCTCCCGACGAGGAGCCCGACGAGACAGACCCGCGCAAGCTCGCGGCGATGGTGCCGCGACTCTAGGAGTAAGGAGCCATGGCCAACACTTTCATCAAGGCGACGAAGGTCGTCAACACCGCTCTCGCCGTGCTCGAGCGCGAGACGGTCCTGCCGAACCTCGTCTGGCGCGACGCGGCCGGCGACTTCCAGGGTGCCTACAGCGACACGATCAGCATCCGCCTGCCGGCCTACGCGACGGCGCAGACCCGCGCCCTGCGCGCCACGGACAAGATCACGATCGACGAGCTGACCGAGACGAAGGTCGACGTGACTCTCGACACCGACGTCTACAAGGGCGTCAAGGTCACCGACGAGAACATGACCCTCGACATCGCCGACTTCGGCGTGCAGGTGCTCGGCCCGATCCTGCGCGCTGTCAAGGCTGGCATCGAGGACGAGCTCGTCGACACGGTCACGGGCGCGAGCTACGCCCTCACGGAGACGTTCTCCGAGGCCGACCCGCTGGGCAGCGTGCTCAAGGCCCGCACGGCGCTGAACAAGTGCTACGCGCCGATGGCCGACCGCGTCTTCGCCTGCGGCGCCGAGATCGAGGAGCTCATTCTCAAGGACCTCGCAAGCCGTGAGAGCGGCGCCGCGTCGGCCGAGAGCGCCCTGCAGGACGCGCTGGTCGCCAAGTACGCGGGCTTCCGCATCGTCTCGGTCCCGGCCTTCGCGCCCGACGAGGCGTACGCCTTCCACAAGACGGCGTTCGTGCTCTCGAGCCGCGCTCCCGTCGTGCCCGACGGTGCGAGCTGGGGCGCGACGCAGTCGTTCAACGGCTTCGCCATCCGGGTGATCAAGGACTACGACCCGGACTACCTGCGCGACCGCGTCATAGCCAACTGCTACGTCGGTGCCGACGTCGTGTACGACGACGGTGCCCTGAACAGCGACGACCAGTTCGTCCCCGAGGACGGTTCCGGCTCCGGCTCGCCGATCCTCGTGAGGGCCGTCAAGCTGACGCTCGGCTCTTGAGCTCGACCCGTCCAGCCGTGAAGCTGTCCTACCAGGACGTCTGGCAGGACGGGAAGAGGGTCGCTGCCGGCGAGCGCGACTGCGAGGGCCGTTACGAGCTCATCGCGGACACGCTGCCGGCAGCGGCCCGGTTCACCGTGCTCGACGTCGGGGCGTACGCGGGCTACTTCGCCACCCGTATCGTCGAGGACTTCAATGCTGCGGCGACGGCCGTCGACGACTACGACGGCCTCGCCGCCGCGGCGTCCCCGCAGGTCAAGATCATCGGCAGGCGCCTGAGCCCGGCGGAGCTGGACGCCCTGCCGCGTCACGACGTCGTGCTCGCCCTCTCCGTGCTCCATCACTTCAAGGATTGGCAGGCGGCGCTGCGCGCGCTGCGCGCCTGCCGCCGGCAGCTGCTCATCGAGGTCTGCCACCCGGACGAGGCGTGGATGCGCAGGGCCGCCTCGCGGCAGCACGTAGCCGCTCAGCACCGTGCAGTCTCCGTGCTGCCCGGCGCCGAGCTGCTCGGCACCTCGCCGCGCACCGGCCGCGACGGCGTGACCTACGAGCGCCCGCTCTACCGCGTGCCGGGCACCGTCTCGACGCTGACGGGCGAAGCCTTCACCGGCTCCGGCTGGTGCTCGCGGCTCATGCCGCGCTACGACGTCGGGCTCGGCGCGAAGCTCGGCTACGAGCCCTTCCCCGGCTCGCTCAACGTGCGCCTGCCTGAAGCGCACAAGCTCGGGCGACCGTGGCTCGACTGGCGCCCGGCGAAGCGCCACGACCGCCAGTTCTGGCGCGCGTGGATCGGCGACCTCGCCTGCCACGCCCACGTACCCGGTACGCGCAACCATGGCCCGGACACGCTGGAGCTCGTCGCGCCGGTGAAGCTGCGCGACCGCTTCGGCATCACGGACGGCGACCCGGTGACCTTCGACGTAGAGGTAGGCCAGTGATCCCACAGGTCATCCATCGCATCTGGCGCGGCGGCCCCATGCCAGCGGAGTTCCGCGGCTACGGCCGCTCCTGGAAGAAGCTCAACCCCGGGTGGAAGCTCAGGGAGTGGGGCGACTCCTCGAAGCTCCCCGAGATGCCGGCCGTCTTCGCGCGCTCGCGCGAGCTCGCGCCGCGCGACCATCTGCGCTTCGAGGCCGACGTCATGCGGCTGCAGATCCTCTACGAGCAGGGCGGCGTCTACGTCGACTGTGACATCGAGCCGCTGAAGCCGCTCGGAGAGCTGCTCGACGGCGTCGAGTGCTTCGCGACCTACTCGCCGAACCGCGGCCCGAACGGCCTGCGCCTGCTCACCAACTGCGCGCTCGGCGCGGCCCCCGGGCATCCCTTCATCGCCGCCTGTATCGAAGGGCTCGAGGACTCAGTGCGGCGCTTTCCCGGCCGGCACGTCGCGAAGATGGTCGGCCCCTGGCACGTCTCGCGCACCTACGATGAGCACCCCGATGGCGTTACCGTCTTCGACGAGCACGTCTTCTCGCCGCAGTCGAACCGCGAGCGCGACCGCGGCCTTGCGCCCGATCTGTCGCGCTCCTACGCCTGGCACCACTGGGCGAATACAAGGGGGCGTCGGCGGTGACCTTCGACGTCGTCCGCTACTGGGAGGGCCGCTACGTCCACGGCAAGCGCGGCTCGGGCCTTGGCTCGCGCGGTGAGGCGAAGAAGCGCAAGGCTACCTTCGTCAACGCCCTCGTCGCCGCGCGCAACGTCGACACCGTCGTCGACTGGGGCTGCGGAGACGGCATCGTCGCCGCATTGATCGACGCGCCACACTACATCGGGCTCGACGTGTCGCCGTCCGCGATCGCGCTCTGCCGCGAGCGCGCGGATGCGCCGGGCAGGACATGGCTGACCTATGACGGCTTCGCGGCGCCGGCGCTGCCACCCGCCGACCTGGCGCTGTCGCTGGACGTCATCTTCCACCTCATCGACGACGCGCTCTACCGCCGGCACCTGGAGCTGCTCTTCGGCTCCGCGCCGCTGGTCTGCATCCACTCGTCGAACCGCGACGAGGCGGGTGAGGTCGTGCACATGCGCGAGCGCGAGTTCCTGCCCGATGTCCCGCCGGGCTGGCGCTGCATCCACGAGGGCCCGAGCGACGCCATCGGCTTCTGGGTCTTCGAGCGCGAGGCAACGCCGTGATACGCGCCTGCCTCGCATCCATCCCCGGCCGCGGCGAGTCGCTGCGCCAGGCCGTCGAGAGCCTGCTCGGACAGGTCGACCGCGTGGGCGTCTACCTCAACGGCTACGAGGACGCGCCGGCGTTCCTCGAGCACGAGCGCATCGACGTCGCCCGCTCGCAGGAGCACGGTGACCGCGGCGACGCCGGCAAGATGTTCTGGACCGACGCCGGCGACTTCGACTACTACGTCTCCTGCGACGACGACCTCGTCTATCCGCCCGACTTCGTGGCGCGAATGGTGGCCGGCGTCGACCGCTACCACCGCAGCGCGCTCGTCGGCTGTCACGGCGTGCTGCTCAAGGAGAACCCCGAGGACTACTACCGCTCGCGCGCCAAGCTCTACCACAACGGCGGCGAGGTCGTCGGCGCGCACTCGGTCCACGTCATCGCCACGTCCTCGCTCTGCTGGCATCGGTCGATCCCCGTCAGGCCCGATCTCTTCAAGCATCCGAACATGGCCGACATGTGGATCTCGGCGTGGGCGAACGAGCGCGGGATTCCGCGCATCGTCATCCCCCACGAGGCCGGCTGGCTGCAGTTCATCGAGCACACCGGCGACACCATCTATGACGCCTCGAAGCGCCGCGACGGCGGGGCGATGGACACGAGCGAGATCCAGGGCCGCATCGCGCGCGAGACGAAGTGGCGCGCGTCGCCGCTGCCGGAAGGCCCGCGGCAACGCGCGGTCCTGTCCATCATCACCCACGACCGCGAGGAGGCGCTGCTGCGTCTCCTGGAGGACGTCGAGCGCGAGCGCAAAGCCTTCAACGGCGACCTCGAGGTGCGCGTCTATGACGACCACTCGCGGGGCTACCAGGCCGTGCGCAAGCTGTGCGCGGAGCGCGGCTACGCTTACTGGAGAACCCCCCGGCGTTACGGCCGTGAGCAGCACTGGCGGCTCGTCACGCGCGAGCTCGGCGACCTGCGCAAGCGGCCCGCCGACTGGTACGTCTTCCTCCCCGACGACGTGCGGATCTGCGGCAACTTCTTCGCCCGCACTATCGCCGTCTGGGAGACGCTCGAGGAGCCCGTCGCGCTCAACCTCGTCTTTCATTCCGGCGGCGCGGTGCGCTGGACGAAGGTGAGGCCGCGCAAGGTCGGCGACGGCGTCGAGATCGGCTGGATCGACGGCATGTACATCTGCCGCCGCGAGCTGCTGGAGCTGGTCGACTACCGCGTCCCCGTGCCGTCCGAGGAGTGGGTCGAGGAGTGGGTGAGGCGTCCGCGGAGCAGCGGCGTCGGTAAGTGCATGTCCGAGACCCTGGTCGCCAAGGGCGCGAGGCTCTACCGGCCGAAGCGCAGTCTTGCGATCCACCAGGGCGTCCCGTCCGTCATGCACGGGAGTAAGCGCGAGCGCCAGCCCCTGACGCACCTCTACCCGGTGACGCCCTTCGTGCCCGGCGAAGACTCTGAGGCGCAGCCGGTTCGCTTGTCCGTCGCCATGATGGCGCACCCGAAGCGAGCGGCGCAGGTGAAGTGGATCCTCTCCCGCCTGGACCGTGAGTGCACGGTCGTCTGGGACGAGAAGGGCGACCGCTGGGACACGGGCCGCCGAGCGATGCTCGCCTACGACCCGAAGGCCACCCACCACGCCGTGATCCAGGACGACGTCCTCGTCTGCCGTGACCTCTTCGCCGGGCTCGAGCGCGCGCTGGCGAAGGTGCCCACCGGCTCGCCGCTCTGCGGATACGTCGGCAGAGTCCGCCCCAGCATGGAGATGGTGCGCGCGTGCATCGAGAAGGCAGAGGCCAACCGGGCGTCATGGGTCACGATGCACACCCTCAACTGGGGGCCGCTCGTGGTCGTGCCGACCGCCTGCATTCCCGACATGATCGCGCACTGCGACACCCTCAAGAGGGTCCCGAACTACGACCGCCGGCTCTCTCGCTACTTCGAGCTGCAGCAGGGCATCCGCACCTGGTACACGTGGCCCAGCCTCGTCGACCACGCCGACGGCCCGTCCGTCGTCCGTGGCCGCATGGGCACCGATAGGGAGAAGGGCAACCGCGCCCGCGTCGCCTGGAAGTTCATCGGCGAGGACGCCTCGGCGCTCGAGCTCGACTGGGGGGGCCCGGTCATCGACGCCGACCCGGCGCTGACCGGCCCGGCGCGGACGGGCCGCGCGCCGGTCCACTACGACCGCAGACACGCCACGCCGGCGCACACCGGCAAACCCGTCGTCTACCGCAACCGCGTGACCGACGAGACGCTGGTCCTCAAGCCGTGGAGCCCGCGCATCCGTCGCCTGCGCGGACTGCCGTCCTGGGAGCTCGTCAAGGAAGGGGCACAGGCATGAGCTTCGTCAGCTTCACCGAGTTCCAGGTCCGCTACGAGAACACCGTGCCGGTGGCCGACGAAGAGCGCGTCGCCGCCCTCCTCGACGACGCCTGCGCGCTCGTCACGGACATCGTCGGCGCCACCGTGACCGCAGCCTGGGACGAGGACGGATCGGGCACCGAGGCACCGGGCGGCGTCGTCGCCGCCGTCGTCGCCGCGGTGCGCCGCGTCTATGACAACCCCAGCGGCCTGCAGGGCGAGACGATCGGCGACTACTCCTGGCGCAGCGCGAGCGCGGCAGGCGCCCCGGCGGGTGTCTACTTCACCGCCGCTGAGACCCGCCAGATCAAGCGCGCCGCCGGCGTCTCCGTGGTCGGGACGATCGAGCTCGAGGGCATGCTGCCCGACACGATCGCCGATTCCTCTCAGTACGTGGCCGACGCGGACTCGTCAAACTCCGTCCTCTACTACGCCCGCGAGGACCTGCTGACGTGAGCGCGATCCCCCGCAGACTGCTGCTCGAGTCCGTCTCCGTGCAGACGAACAGCGGCGAGGGCGCCTACGGCCCCGTGCTGGCCGCCGCCGCGACGGTCGCCTGCAAGGCGTCCTGGCGGCGCCAGCTCGTGCGCGACGCGAACGGCGAGGAGACGGTCTCCGAGCTCACGCTCCACGTCCACCCCGACGACGAGGCCAAGTTCACGCCAGGCTCCGCTCTCACGTACGAGGGCTACTCGACCACCGTGCTCAGCGTGGCCCCCGAGCGGCGCCCCGGCGAGACGGTCGTGGTGAGGGTGACCTGCCGATGAGCGGCGTCCTTCGCTGGTACGGAGAGCGCGTCAAGGCGGCGGCCCGCAAGGGCGCCGTCCGCGGCCTCGAGAGCTGGGCCGACGAGGTGCTCGAGGGCTCGCAGCGCCGCGTCCCGGTCGCGCCCATCCGCGGCGGCTTCCTGCGCGACTCCGCCAAGACGGCCGTCGACGAGAACGACCTGCGCGCCGCGGTCTCCTACGAGTCCCCACCGGAGCGCGCCGACGGCCGTATGGGCGGCGCCAGTATGGCCGTCTACGTGCACGAGAACATGCGCGCCCGCCACACCGGCGGCAAGAGCGCGAAGTTCCTCGAGACGGCACTCAACGAGACGCGGCGCTCGGCGGGCCCCGAGCGCGTGCGCCGCGAGATCGCCAGGGAGCTGACATGAGCGGCTTCAAGACCGACCTGCTCACCGGGCTCGCTGCCTGGCTCGCCACGCCGGCGCGCGGGCTCGGCGCGACCTACAAGACCAGCGGCGCCTACGGCGCGCTCGAGCTCGGCATCGTGCTCGGCGAGCTGCGCCCCACGCCCGACCGCCAGATCGCCCTAACCGCCTACCCGGTGAGCGACGACCCGGCGCTCTCTGACTCGGTGCTCGGCGTGCAGGTCCTCTCGCGCTGGGGGGGCCGTGACCCGCGGCCGTCCGACGACCTCGACGACGCCATCTTCAACCTGCTCCACGGCAGGCAGCGCCTCGTGCTGTCGACCGGCATCACCATCGTGCAGATCCTGCACGTGTCAGGAGCCCCGCTCGGTTGGGACGAGAACCAGCGGCGCTCGGTGTCCAGCAACTACTACGTCACGGCCCATCGGCCGTCCACCAACCGCACCTAGAGGAGGCGCGCATCATGGCAGCCACAACCAAGGTCCCACTCGGCGCATCGACGCTCGTGCGCAAGTGGTATCTCGACGTCAACTCCGGCACGCACTCCTCGCCGGTGTGGACGGCAGTCAACGGCCTGACCGAGTTCAAGCCGTCCGTCGAGCACACCCTGCAGGACGACGCCGACTTCGACTCGGAGGGCTACAAGTCGGGCACCGCCACCGCGATCGCCTGGGCGATCGAGGCCAAGGTCGCGCGCAAGGTGACGGTCGCCGACGCGACGGCCTACGACACCGGGCAGGAGATCCTGCGCGCGGCCTCGGACGAGCTCAGCGCCTCGAACACCGTCGAGATCCGCTGGTACGAGATGGAGGAGGACGGCCCGCGCGAGGAGGCGTACCAGGGCTATGCGGCCGTGTCGTGGTCGCCCGACGGCGGCGGCATGGACGCCCTGGACATCGTCTCGGTCAAGCTGACCGGCCAGGGCAAGCGCACCGCCATCACGCACCCTGATCCCAACTCCTGAGAGCAGGGATAGGCCATGGCCTTCCGCGACCTCGACGAGTTCCTCGAGGCCGAGCCGCTCGTGCTTCCGATCCGCGGGAAGGACTACTCCTTCCCCGCCGAGATCAGCGCCCGCACCTGGCTGCGCGTGCAACGGCTCGGGCCCGAGCTCAACCGGGCCGTAGCCGCCAGCCAGGCGGGCGAGCCCTTCGACGCCGACGCCGAGGCGCTCTCGGATATCGACTCCGACGAGCTCCTCACCGAGCTCTGCGGCGACGCGCTCGAGGAGATGCTTGACGACGGCGTGACGAGCGCCCAGCTCAAGGTCGTGCTCGCCACGCTGCTCGTGTTCCACCTCTCCGACCGCGATCAGGCCGAGGCGATCTGGAACGCACGGGGGGAAACGCCGGCCCCGAACCGGGCGGCGCGCCGCAGCTCAACGCCGGCGACGCCGTCCCGGTCTCGGGGCTCCCGCGCTGGGTCGACCTCCCGCAGCAACCAGGCGGCCCGACGTGGCCGGCCGTCCTCGAGCAGTGGGAGCTGATCGAGGCTGACATGCACGAGCACTACGGCATCGACCTCTCCGAGCCCGGGCTCCTCGACAGGCGCTCGGGCCGCTGGCTGCGCGTGCGCATCGAAGGCCTCTTCGGCTGCGCGAGCGGCGGCCTCGTGCCCGTGCGCTCGCGCCTTGCCCGCGCGCTGTTCCCCGACAAGGAAGAGGGCTGAGCTGTGGCACTCGGTGGCATGACGGTAGGCGAGCTCGTCGCCATTCTGGACGTCGACGACAGCAAGTTCGACAGCAAGCTCGGCGGCGCCGAGCGGCGCTTCGGCAAGCTCGGCGGCGTCCTCAAGACGGCCGGCGTAGCCGCCGGGACGGCCGCTCTCGCCGGCCTTGGAGCCATCCTGCACACCGGCACGCAGGAGGCGATGGACGCCTCCGCCGCGCAGGCCCAGCTCGAGGCCGGTATCAAGTCGACGGGCGGCGCCGCCGGCGTCACTGTCGGCCACCTGAACGATCTTGCCAGCGAGATCCAGGCGTACTCCGGCCAGACCGACGACTCGATCGCCCAGACCGAGGCCCTGCTCCTCACCTTCACGAACATCAAGAACGCAGGCCCCGACAAGATCTTCGACCAGGCCACGCGGGCCGCCGCCGACATGGCGGCGAGGATGGGCACCGAGGCGCCCGCGGCGGCGATCCAGCTGGGGAAGGCGTTGAACGACCCCGTGAAGGGCGTCACGGCGCTGACCCGCGTCGGCGTCCAGTTCACGGACGGCCAGAAGGCGCAGATCGCGGCCATGATGGAGGCCGGCGACGTCGCCGGCGCCCAGAAGATCATCCTCGCTGAGCTCAGCAAGGAGTTCGGCGGCGCCGCCAAGGCTGCCGGCGAGTCGCTTCCCGGCCAGGTCGACAAGGCGAAGCGCGCCTTCGAGGATATGTCGCAGAGCATCGTCGCCGGCGTGCTGCCGACGATCGTCGGGGTGCTGCCGCACATCACCGGCGCGCTCGCCGACGTCGCCTCCGGCGTCAAGCGCATCGTCGGCGACATCGTGGCGGGCTTCAAGAGCGGCGGCCTCAGGGGAGCCCTGGACGCCGTGGTCGACATGATCAAGCGGACGGCGCCCAAGGTTGGGCGACAGCTGCTCGAGCTCGGCAAGGAGTTCCTCGCGTGGATCGGGCCGCTGATCCCGCCGCTCATCGAGAGGCTCGGCAAGCTCGCGCAGGAGTTCGTCGCCTGGATCGCCCCGCTGATCCCGCCGATACTCGTCGCCCTGGGGAAGATCGCGGCGAAAATCGTTTGGTGGATCGTGAGCAAGCTGCTCCCGGCCCTGGTCAAGGCGCTCGCCGGCATCGCCCTGCAGCTCGTGAAGTCGAGTCTCTCGCTCATGGCCAAGGTCGGGGCCGCCATTGTCCGCGGCCTCTGGAACGGCGTCAAGGCGGCGTGGGGCGCCTTCGTCGGCTACCTCGCCTCGCTGCCCCGCCGGATCGCCTCTGCCTTCGGCGGCGATCTCGGGCGCCTGCTCTACAGCGCCGGCGCCAAGGTCGTGACCGGCATGTGGAACGGGATCAAGAGCATGGCGGGCTGGCTCTACGGCAAGGTCAGGGGCTTCGCCTCCGGCATCTTCGACGCCGTGAAGAAGGGCCTCGGCAAGCTCTGGCCGGGCTCGCCCTCGCGCGCCGGTATCGAGCTCGGCTACTTCTTCGGCCTCGGCATCGAGAAGGGCGTCCTCGCTTCGCTGCCGCGTGCTGCGGCAGCGGTCGGCAAGCTCGGCGGCGCGTTCGCCCTGAGTGAGGGATCGTCGTTCGTCGTCGCGCCGAAGCTCGCCTTCGCCGGCACGCCGACAGGCGCTGCCTCCACTGCGCCCTCGATCGTCGTCCATCCGGGCGCCGTCAACGCGCCGATCTCGATCACCGTCGGCCACCGGGCCCGCGCCGCCGACGTCGGCCGCGCCGCCAGGCGCGGCGTCGAGCAGGCGCTCGTCGGCCTCGCGCGCGAGATCAGCGCCCTGGGGAGGAGGTAAGCCGTGAGCGTCGAGACTCTCGATCCAGATGTGCGCATCTCGGCCACCGGTGTGTGGACGAGGACCGGGGGAACGAGCCTGGTCGACGTGCTGAGCGACGACTCGGACGACACCTACGCGCGCTCGAGTATCAAGAACACGATGTGTAAGTTCAGCTGCGCCGACCCCGGCGCGGTCACCGGCAAGCTCGTCAGCGTCTGCCCCTGGGTGCGCGCGATGAAGAGCGGCACGATGCGAGCCCAGGCGTTCGTCCTCGGTTACTACGGGGCTTCCGGACTGCTCAGCGCTCGCCAGAGCATCGGGCACTACGTGAAGACCGGCGTCGCCCTCACCATCCCGCACGCCGAATCCGCCACTGACTGCGAAGTCGCGGCGCACAACGGCCTCCACGACTTCACCCTGCTGGGCAGGAACCACGAGCAGGATGCGAAGTGGGCCGGGCTCGGCCTCGTCGACAGCTCCTCGGCGGCTGGGCGCGCGATCGTCTACGAGGCCGGCCTCAAGGCGTACTACCTCGAGCCGGCGACGATCGACACGCCGGCGGCGCCGACGGGAACGGTGAGGGCGACGCAGATGCCCGACTGCAGCGTCGACGTCTCCTGTATCGTGGAGTCGTGGCAGGTCCCGAGCGACCTGCCGCCCTGGCTCTGCGACGGCTCCGTCGAGTTCCGCATCTATGCCGACGCCGACGTGCCGTCTGGCTCGACCTCGCCGCCGACCGGCGTCGACCCGGTCTGGCAATTCATCGCGCGTTTCACCGAGGCGACCTACGGCGACGGCTCGACGCCCTCCGAGCAGACGGTGACGGCGACCCCCGAGGACCCGCTGTCCAACGGCGACTACTGGATCTTCACCCGCGTAAGCCGTGACCTGCCGAGCGGGGCCGAGCGTTACTGGAGCTCCTGGACGTGCGCCGAGTTCACGATGGACGTCGCCCTCCCGAACACGCCGACCCTCGCCGGCACGGCCGACGACGACGAGCAGTGCGTCGATCTCTCCGTGACGGCGACGACGACGACGGGCTACGAGGACGACTCCTACGAGGCCAGCGTCGAACGCTCCGACGACGGCGGCCTGACGTGGACCAAGGTCCGCGGCTGCCAGGACGTCGTCATCGCGCTCGGGGCGAACGTCCTCACGCCCGACTACGAGGCGCCGCGCGGCGTCACCGTGACCTACCGGGCGCGGGTCTCCGCGGAGCTCACCGCCGACGGGACGCGCATCTGGAGCGAGTGGGACACGGCGAGCGTCGAGACCTACGCCGTGCAGAGCTGGAACCTCAAGGTCCCCGAGGACGCGACGAAGAACTGGATCGCGGCGCCGGTGCGCGTCGAGCCCGTGGCGCAGCGCGATCAGGAGCTCGGGGTCTTCCGCCCCTTCGACCGCCTCGGCGCCGTGGTGCTCGCGGCGCCCGTCTCCGGTGAGACCGGCTCGCTCGCGGTCTACTGTCACGACGCGACCGACGTCGCGCTCTTCAAGGCCATCGTCGCCTGGGAGGGCGCGCTCTACCTCGAGACGCCCTGGGGCGAAGCGCGCTACATCCACATCACGAGCGCCGAGTGGGTGCTCGGCGGGCTCGCCGACGGACCCTGGCGCACCGCCTCACTCGAATATGTCCAGGTCGGCATGCCGGCGGTGAGCTGAGATGGCCGTCCCGACAATCGTCAACCGCGCGACGGCGGCGTACCAGTACTTCGGCAATTACGTCGACCTCGGCTACCCCTCACCTCTCGAGTGGGCCGAGGTCGGCCGGCCTCCGGTGGTCTGATGCGCGTCCGGATCCCCTCGCGAACGGCTGCGCTCGACGGCGGCCTGACGAGCTCAGGCGGCACCTACGAGCAGCGCCGCGCAGGCTACTGGGTGAGCTGAGCCGTGCCAACCGCCTACGCCTTCGCCACAAACGCCGCCGAGGACGGCTATATCTCCGAGGGCGAGGCTCCTGATAAGACCACCCTGAACCCTCTGGTTGGGCAAAAGGCCGGCTCTAAGTACCAGACCTTCCTGGAGTTTCAGGTCGCCGCCCTTACCCAGCCGCTCGGCAGCTTGGGAGAGCGGCGGCTCACGCTCCCCATGGGGGCCGACTACTCAACGACCGACTTCACGCTGGAGTTCTACGAATACGACTGGGGCGGGACGCTTGAGAGCGAGGACTTCCGCTCCGATGCCGAGCTGGCCGCCCTCTATGCTGCCGGCAAGCTGATCGGCAGCACATCCTCCGCCGGCTGGACAGCGAATACACGGCGGGAGGTCACGCTCACCGCCTACGGGGAGTCGCGCCTGGCAGACCTCTTCAACGCGGGCGGGACGCTTCGCCTCGTGATCGCATCCGACCGCCAGCGACAGGGGATAGTGGCCTCCGGCAACGAGTACGTGCGGGTCACGACAGCCTCCCAGGCCGACCCTTATAAGCCCTACATCTCGCGAGCCTATGAGAACGCGGCAGCCGGGGTCATCCTCCAGTTCGACATGGCCAACTACGGGTGCGGCTCCGTGGCCACGGGGGCGCTCACGTTCTCGCGCACCAGCACCCTGATCAAACACGGCAACTTCGGGGCTTCGGAGCAGGGCTGGTACTTCGAGGTCGTAGCCAAGAACGCAGACAGCGTCGACCGCGTGGTGAGCCTCTGGGACGCCACCAACTCGGCGGTCATGGCGACTGTGACCATTCCCGCTGGGGCGAGATCCGCCCGGGTGCGCTCCAATGCCTTCACCCCCAACGGCGGGGACGTGGTCTATCAGCTCCGCAACCCGCAGACCACCTCCGAGAACCAGGTCATAACGTGGGCCTCCCGCCTGATCTGGAGGGCCAAGGGAGTGACCAAGTGCGACGTGCCCCTGGGCATGATCGGGGCCTATGCCTGGCCCTATTCGGCGCAGTACAGGGGGGACGACTCAACTGGTAGTGCTGTGGCCTTCTCCACGACCTCCCAGACCTACGACACGGCCAGCGTGGTGCGCCGCACGGGGCCACGGCTCCGCAAGAGCCACTACCGCACCCCCAAGAGCTGCCGGCTGGATGTGGTGATGTGTACGACAGCCGGCGGCACGGCTAAGGCCAGGCTCTACGACCAGGACGCTGCCGCACAGGTCGGCTCGCTGGAGCTCTCAACGACCAACGATGCGGCTCCCTACGCCGTGGCCTCAGGGGCTCTCGACTGGGCCGACATCCCCAGCGACCATCACATCTCCGTGCAGCTCAAGAACGACACGGCCGGCAAGACGACCTACTACTTCAAGGGCCAGCTCACCGTGCACCTGGCCCCTGTGCAGGAAGCGGACGCCATCGTGGAGGCCATCGTCGGCTGGGGTGGCGTGAGCTCGGGCTACACACACGAGTGGAGCAAGAGCCTGCTGGAGCTGGACGCCTACGGCGGCAATATCGTCGGCCTGGGCGTCATCGGCTATGCGAGCTCGCGGACCTACGGGAACGGGGCTCAGGTCAGCCCTTATGAGTACATCGGCCAGCAGACCGCGGGTGACGACGGGCTCGCCTCCATGTCTGCGCTCCCCAACTTCCTGACGGTCATCCCGGCCACCGGCTGGAGCTACGACTTTGAGGACGCCGACCTCGCCTATCTGGCCAACAATGTGCGGGTCGTGGCCTCCAGCAAGGCCACGGGTGGGAGCGACGGCTGGACAGCCAACGCCTGGTGGATCGTCAACTACGGCAACCCCGGCATCGAGTGGACCGGGCTCTCACTCTCCATCAACGGCGGGGTGGCCACAACCGACGACAACGACGTCGCGCTCACGATCAACGCGCGCGCCAACGGCAGCCCGCCCGACGAAATGCGCTTCTCGTCCGACGGCGTTGTGTGGACGGATTGGCAGGCATACGCGACCGGCCGCGCCTGGCAGCTCCCCGCGCAGACTGACGCCGACCCACACGCATGCACCGTGTACGCGCAGTTCCGCGCACAGCTCGAGGGAGAATGGTACGAGAGCGAGGCCGTGAGCGACTCGATCGACCTCGAGGTCGCCTGGACCGAGTCGATCGCCCTCAACGCCGGCGCCGAGACGACCTACGGCACGACGGTCGACGTCACCCTCGCGGCGACGAGCTCGGCCGGCGCCGTCACGCACTACCGCCTGCGTGAGGACGCCGGCACCTGGTCGCCGTGGACGGCCTACGCGCCCACGACGACGCTCGAGCTCGACGGCCTCGGCGAGCACACCGTCGACGCCCAGTTCCGGGACAATGACAGCAACACGAGTCCCGGCACGAGCGCGGCGATCGAGGTGCTCGACACCGGCGAGGCCGCCGAGATTCTCGCCGTCGAGCCCGTGCAGAGAATCGTCGCCGGCATCCTCGGCTACCTCGACGGCGAGCTCGTCGCCGAGTTCCGCGCCGTGGGCGGCAGCATCACCGCCGACGCCCGCAACGCCATCATGCGCACCTGCTCGATCGACTTCGCGCCCGGCATCTGGTCCGGCGGCGAGGTCATCACCGGCCTTGCCACGCACCGCGCCGTGTACGAGCTCCTCTGCACCCCGGGGCTCGAGCTCGCCGTGCGCCGCGGCTGGCGCACGCCGCAGGGTGACGACGTGATTATCAGCCTGGGACGCTTCATCGTCGACGAGGCCACCTACAGCGAGGCCGAGGACGGCACGCGGGTGAGCTGCTCGGGCTCCGACCTGGCGGCGCGCATCCAGCGCGCCCACTGGACCGACCCCTACCAGATCGCCTCGGGGACGCAGCTCGCCGTCGCCCTTGACGCGCTGCTGCGCGACCGCTGGCCCGACGTGCGCATCGGCTTCGACGAGGTGAGCGTGCCCGACACGCTCGGCGCCGCCGCCGTCTTCGAGGCCGGCGCCGACTCCGACCCCTGGGCCGACGCCCAGAACCTCGCCGAGGCCCACGGCTACGTCCTCTATCCCGACACCGAGGGCGTCTTCCGCCTGCGCATGCCGCCCGATCCGTCCGCCAGCGTCCCGCTCTGGACTTTCGAGCGCGGCGACGGCGCGGTGATCGTCCAGCAGGAGCGCGTCGCGCCGATGGAGCGCGTCTACAACGGGGTCATCGTGACGGGCGAGGGCTCGGGGCTCGACGTCCCTGTGCGCGGCGAGGCCTGGGACGAGCAGCCTGACTCGCCGACCAGCATCTATGGACCCTATGGGCTCGTCCCCTACTTCTACTCCTCGAGCCTGATCGCCGACGCCGAGCAGGCGGCGAGCGCCGCGGAGTCGATCCTCGCCACGGTGATCGGGCGTATCGAGCAGCTCTCCTGGCAGCAGATCCCCAACCCCTCGCTCGCGCCCCTGGACCCGGTGGAGATCGAGGACGAGGACGAGGTCCTGCACTCGTACATCATCGACGAGATCACGATCCCGCTCTCGCCGACGCAGGCGATGAGCGCGACCGCCCGTGAGACGCGCGTCGCCTACGGCGTCGACGTGCGCAACCAGGAAGAGGGTTCGTGATGGACATCCACCGCATCGCCGAGATCGTCGCCGGGCCGCGGCAGCCGCTGCGCCTGCGCCAGGGCACGGTCGACACGGTCAACCTTGACGGCACGGTAGACCTCACGATCGCCGGCTCGACGACCGTCATCACGGGCGTCAAGTACTTCGACGGTGTGACACCCGAGGAGGGCCACGGGATCTGGCTGCTCACCGACGGCGTCGATCTCATCGCCATCGGGACCATCGGGGCCACGCCATGAACACGAACGGCAAGACGACCGACGCCGAGATCGCCGCCATCCTCTCGGGAGGCCGCGAGCAGATCGATCGCTACCTCGTCACCTGTGCCATCCAGACGAAGAAGTCGCTTGACGGACTACCCGAGAGCATCGCCCTCGTGGTGAGCGACGCCGTCGCGACCTGCCGCGCAGAGACCGAAGAGCGCCGCGACCATCTCGACGAGCTCTGGGAGGCGCGCACGAAGGCCAAGGGCGTCTCGGCCTTCTGGGCGACCATGGGCAAGGTCCTCGCCGCCGCCTGCGCGCTTGGCGGCCTCGCGGTCGCGCTAGCCAGCTTCATCCAGGCGTAAGCCCCTAAGGCGATTCAGGTTGGGCGTGTTTCCTGCGCCATCCTCATCGTGCGGCACTCGCGACGCCCGCGCGGGCGTCGACGATCGCGGTAGGGAGGTCACGATGAAGACTCTCAAGCGCGGCTCACGCGGCCGGCGCGTGGTGATCCTGCAGGAGGCCCTCAAGGCCAACCCCTACGGGCACTTCGCCTGCGGCGCCGTCGACGGCGCCTTCGGTGCGCGCACGGCTGCCGCCGTCCACGAGGCCAAATGGTGGCTCGGCTACCGCCGCGGGCGCTGCACGACCAGCGCCGGCCACGTCCTGCTCGCGATCCTGCAGGGCAGGCGCCACCTCACCGCCCCCCAGGCCATCCGGCGCAGGGTGCGCCAGCGACGTGCCGACCAACAGCCCCTGCGCCTCAAGGCGCTCGAGCGCGCCCGCAAGGACGTCGGCCTCGTCGAAGGCCCCGACAACGACATCGTCTACACGCGCTGGTGGGGCTGGCGCATGCCCTACTGCGTCGTCGCCCTCACCTACTGGTATGCCCAGGTCGGCTCGAAGACCGCCGCCAAGCTCAAGGGCACGCTGGAAGGCTGCAACACCGACTACCTGCTGCGCGCCGCCTTCGCCGGCAAGCACGGCCTCCGCGTCGTGAGCTCGCCGCGGCCCGGCGACGTGGGCGTGATCGACTGGGACGGCCACATCGACCCCGATCACGCGCTCATGGTCGTCGATGTCCACGCCGACCTCGTGAGGACGCTCGAGGCCAACGCCACGCTCGACAGCGGCAAGCAGGGCGTGGGCTACCACACCCGGCCGCGGCGCAACTGCTGGTTCATACGGGTGGCCGACTGACGTGGCCGCTCCGCGCGTCGTTCGCAGCGACGAAGAGATACGAGCAGCGTGGGAGGCGGCCCAGGGGCGCTCGCAGTTCTGCCGCAAGCTCGCCATCGGCTACAACCCTGTGGCCGCCGCGCGCCTCTGCGCTCAGGCCGGGCTCGACTATCCGGCGCCGCACTGGGGATACCGCTCGCTGCCGCAGCCCAAGCTGCCGGATCCGGCCGAGCAGGTCGCGCGCGACACCGAGCTGCAGCGCGCCAAGGACGAGCGCGATCGCCTGCGCGCCCAGTACCGCGCCAGCCTCCGCGAGGCGAACCTGCACCGGGAGCTGCTCGAGCTCGCGCGCGAGGCGTGGAAGCCCTACGCGCCGGCGCCCGTCGTCACGCCCAAGGTCGCCAAGTCGGCCCTGCGCGAGGACGCCATCCTCTCGTGGGCCGACTGGCACGGCGGCGAGGTCGTCGACTACGACGTCATGCAGGGCTACAACGCCTACGACCCGGCCATCATGTGCAGGCGCGCGCAGTACACCGTGGACACGACGCTCGAGCTGCTGTTTGCGCGCCACGTCGGGACGACGTTCGAGCGCCTCTGGGTCTTCGACCTCGGCGACTCGATCAACGGCGACCTGCTCGACGAGGCCAAGGCAACCAACGCCGTGCCGGTCAACGAGTCCATGCGCCTCGTCGCTCACGTACGCGCCCGAGCCCTCACGGAGCTCGCCGCCTACCTGCCCGTGACCTACATCGCGGTACCGGGGAACCACGCCCGGCGCAGCCCGAAGATGCAGTGGAAGCTGCCCACCGAGACGGGGGACTGGCTGATCGCGGAGATGGTCGGCGACCTCTGCCGGGAGAACGAGCGCATTCAGTGCGTGAGCCCGAAGTCGTGGTCGGTCAACGTCGAGATCCGCGACCACGTCCACGCCCTGAACCACGGCACGACGATGGCCAAGGGCGGCTTCGGGGGTATCTCCTGGTACTCGATCCAGCGCTCCGACGGCAAGCTGACGGCACTGGAGTCGGCCCGCGGCCGCCACGTGAACTTCCGCTGGCTCGGCCACATCCACCAGCGCGCCGAGATCCCCGCGATGGACGGCGAGGGCGAGCTCTTCGTCGTCGGCAGCCTCAAGGGCGGCGACGAGTACGCCCTCTACGGCCTGCAGTCCTACTCAGGCCCGCGCCAGCAGCTCGTCGGCTGCCACGAGAAGACGGGCGTCTCCTGGCGCTACCCGCTCTTCGTCCAGTTCGGCGACGAGCGGCCGAGCCGTTACGAGGATCTGCTCTCATGAGCACCGACGCCTACCCCGAGTGGCCCTGCCCCTACTGCGGGCACACGGCGTGGAGCGAGCTGTTCGCCAAGCCGATGCGGCGCTGCGAGCGCCTCAACCCCGTCATATGCGGTCACTGCAACGTCCTCTTCAACGCGAACTGGGTCGACGGCTGCTGGATGGGCCGCATGACGGAGGCCGAGTGGCCGGGGGCGCTGGCCGCCTTCGTGGAGATGAAGGCCGAGGTGCTGCGGGGGGAGCGGTGAACTACACGCTCCACCACGGTGACTGCCTAGATGTCATGGCTGGGATGGACGACGCCTCGGTGGACTTCATCTTCACCGACCCGCCCTACGGCCACAACAACAACAACAACGGCGACCTCA